TCATAGTTCTCAACGTACTCCATAGGAGGTTCCGATGCGAACATGTTTTGCTTGCCGTACTCAGTAGTTGTATACCTTTTGGCAGTTGCGGAAGTCATGTTAAGTTCTGTTAAGAAACGTTACATAATTATATAGGAAAGATAAAGTTTCTGTCAAGCCCTAGATGTGGTGGTTACCGAATCTCCATAAGGAATGACTATCATAAGTATAAGTGCCTATTATATGAAGTGGAACCATCCTGTTGCAATAAGTTTCTCGGAGGTGTTAGACTTCCTGCCTCTATGGTGGTGTGTCCAGTCTGCTGGCCAAATAACTACTCTACCTTTCTTAGCAGGAACATAAAGATCTTGATGGAACCACTCAGTACCACCATCAGGAACATCATTAAGATAGATCATCCATACAAGGTGTCTGTATGTACTTGATCGTGAAGATGATTGACGTTCGCAATGCCAGAGGTGATACCCACCACCAGGTTTATAATATTGTAAGTTAAAAAACTCTTCTACTTTCCACACTGTAGTCTTAGCAGCAAGAGGGAACCTACTAACGTAGTTGTCTGCTGCATCGTTTAGATGTCCTAGAAAATTATATATTCTGTCATCATCTGTTCCAACAAACACTGCTGTGTCCATTGAGTCTTTGATCTCAGGATTATATAATCCATCACCAGACTCACCTATAGTCTCACCTTGCCATGTACTAAAGATCTTTTGTGTCTTATGAAAATCTATTAGACCATCCACCACACTCTCTTCCATGTCCTCCATGTAAATGAAATCAGTACGGGGTTGTGCTACCATCCCATCATGTAATATTGGTTGTGGATTAAGTTTAGTTACTTCCATGCTGGTCCTTGTACCCATCCGACTAAAGAATTCCTGACACCCTCAGTAACAGTATTGACTTGATGATAGTCATCAGAATGAAAGAAGATCATCTGACCTGCCTTTAATGGTACCTCTTGGTTGATGAGAACAAACTCACCACCCTTAAACTCTTCATTTAATAGAAGCGTAAAGGATATCTTTCTAATCCTTTGACCCTTTCTCTTATTAAGACACCACTCTGATTCATCTTGGTGCCAATCATATCTATCATCGACTTCGTACTTGGTAACTTGTAATGCTTCCAAGAAATCGACATCGAAATTCCAGTTAGCCGCTTTATTAACTCTCTCTGTGTACGACAGTACCATATCATTGAGTAACTGTGACTCAATAAAATGTACTTTTGACTTTCGTACATCATCAATCTCAGTCTCTTCATATACTGGTTCTCCTATTGTTTCTTTGATTAACTTAAACTCTTCATCATCTAAGTCAACAGTCACATAACGATCTCTATAATTCATGCTGGTCCTCTTCTTATATCCATAGGTTCTGGTTCTCTAAGAATACCTTGTCCTTTACCTGCAAAATTCATTGATATAACAACCCTTTGCTTATCACTTTGATTAGGATCTTGACAATGGTGTACAAAACTAGGGAAGAATACTATGTCACCCTCCTTAGCATCAGGTACAAACTCCATCACTTCTCCATTAATATAATCTGGGAAGGGTGAATAGAATGTAGTAGGTTTATGTATAAGAGGATCAAAGTCAACATACAATACTGCTGACACACCTATAGGACCATGATTATGTACCCCATGCATCTTTCCATTAGCAGTAGCTTGGTACCACATATTTATGATACGCAATGGTATTGGATAGTCCTCCTGAAACTCATCCAGGACGGGTTCTAATGCCTGTTTAACAAGGTAATAGTAATCTGGTAACACCCCACGCTTATTATTATCATAAAAATCTGACTCCATATCGTCAAAAGATGTTCTACCACTGGAAGATATGGTTGCTAAGGTACTACCACCTTTTAATTCAGATAATATTTTTGGTTTCCACTTGTCCCAGTCGGGGATATGGAAACTCTCAATTGGAACTAGAAACATTTTTAATAAACCATTCAGCGTCAACAACAGCGAGAGCTTTCTTTCTATTCCTTTTCATGAATAAGACTGGCTCATGGTCTCCAGAGTTTGCCTCTGCTTGTGCGTATGCTTCATACACATTAAGTTTCTCTTGGTTCTTACATTCTATACTAAAGGGGAACTTTTGTCTAGCATCTCTTGCCATTATTAAGTCCTCACCACCTGCACCCATACTCCTAGACTCTATGTCCTCTGGATGTATCTCACGATGTTCTATCAGTTGGTCTCGCACCCACTGTTGGAAGAGTCTTCCCTTTGCTTTCGCTGACTGTGGTCTCATAGTATAAGTTCCTCAGGTATACATCTATGTATGTTGATGTTGTAAGAGATAATTGTCTTACGATCTGATGTATTTTTCATGCCACGATGTGTCCAATGAGATGGGAATACTATTAGATCTCCCTCCTTACAATCTAATGTCATAGCTTTCATAGTGTAAGGAGATACTACCTGAGTGGGAGCAGACCCACTAGGAAACTCCAAATAATACACACCAGTAAAATGTCTGCCATGAATATGCCAGACATGATTAGATCCTTTTTCATATTGTTGATACCATATCTGATCTACAGAAAAATCCAAGTACCCTAGTTGATCTAGAGTCTTGGTCAGTGCTTTAAAGAGATGTGGTTTGATTACTTCCACCCAATCTCTATCAAAATCAAATGAAAAATCAAAGTCATACTTTGATATCAATGATGTACCATCATCAAGAGGAGGATCATCAGAGTCTGCTATCAAAGATAAGATCTTTTCTCTTACCTGTGGTGGCAGATCATAATGATCCTTCGCTATGCAATCTTGTACTGGAATCTTATCCATAGAGTGCTACATTGTGTGCTTTTCTGGGTGGTTTGTACTTTATGAAAGGACGCTTCGCCTTCATGTAAATTGCTAATAGTTTGTCAGATGATAAACTCATTCCCCTCCATCGTTGTCTAGTGTATCATAACCAAGAGTGGTTTTCCTTGTGTGTTCATCCCAAGGATGGACATATAAATTAGGGTTCTCTTTTAGTGCATGGTTTAATCGTTCAGTTAGATCCTTTAGTTCACTGGCGATTTCCTTTACTGCATCATAGTTCATGTCCTGTTTTACCGATTTTGTAGTTGTTTTGGATGGGATCTTCCACGACAGAAGTGATCTTCACTTTACCATGTCTCAGGTAAATGATCTCTTCCACATTCTCTCGTCTATCAGTAATGACTTCTTCATGGAAAGTTAATCCATGAATTACACTCTGACCGAAATCACCTTGACTACTTATATCTTTATGAAATTGTACTTTATATTTCACGTTCTTTTATGATCTGTTTGACCTGTTCCCAGTCTTTATTAAAGATCTGTAAACCTTTCTCGGTTAAGATATGGTTGTACATACCCCAGAATAATTTAGGTGGCATAGTAACGATGTCTGCACCAACTTGGAAACATTTCGACACATCATATACATTCCTCAAACTCGCTGCAAGGATCTGTGTATCTCTTTCGTGTGTCTCAAAGGTCTTTACAATATCACCAACCAGTTGGACACCATCAAAATTATTATCTTGTACTCTACCTACAAACGGTGACACATACTTAGCACCTGCTTTAGAAGCAAGTATTGCTTGTGCTACTGAGAAGATAAGAGTTACGTTAACTGCTATCTCATCAGACTTTAGATCCTTACATGCTAAAAGACCTGCAACGTTGCAAGGTACCTTAATAGTAATGCTTGGATGAATATTAATATACTCGTCTGCCATGTCTAGCATCTCTTCAGAGGTGTCTCCAGACACTTCAGCAGAAACAGATGCATCCCATGAAAATAAATCACAAACTTGTTTGAGTATCTCTGTAGGATCCTCACCTGCTTTAAGCATAAGGGAGGGGTTTGTAGTTACTCCATCAATCAGACCTGTACCAACTGCTTTCGTAATCTCATCAACGTTGCTACTGTCTAGGAAGATTTTCATTGCTCTTTTTGTCGTTGCATTATTTAGTGAGGAGGGAGGTTGGATTCCTGTATACCAACAAAGAACGGGCATTACTACAGTAGTAAATTTTACGTCCTTGCCTGAGACCCGACTGGTAAGTCGATTCACCTCTCGGTGCAGCACCACCTGTGTCTCATCACCTTATCCAGCGTTTGCCAGAAAGATTATTCAGTCACTCCCAATGTGCTGATCAGGCACGAAGTTATTATGGCATAAAAAAAGGAGGGTGTCAACCCCTCCTTTAGAATCATTGTGCAGGATTTGGAACTGGTACACGCTTTTTCGTGAATGCTGTTCCTCTGTACATGAGTTCGAAGTTACGTTCTTGTGTAGCTTCTGCGAGTACTTTCTTCTTGTACTCTTCGGAGTCATATGGTACTCCTCTGTATGTGACTTGTGTCATTGGTTTACCTTAGGTAGGGTGGATTAGACCCCGTTCCTTCAGTCAACTTTTGCGTCACTATCTTCGACACAATCTTTTGATAGAACTTCTATGAGTTCTGTCTTTTCTTCCGATGTTATATCCCTGTTGATCCTGATACCCTCTGCTAACCAGTTGGCATCCGAACAAGCAAGAGCTGTAGCTAGTAGGATTGGTGTGAACATAGTGATGAACGTGTCCGTTCCGAGTCGGCTTACTTGCGTCTCCCTATGGAGATGAACGTATGAGTATGTTAGCATACTCACATCTATTTAGCAACTTTAAGATTTATTTCTTTTGTTTGCGTTTGGTAACCTCATCGGTTTTGTTCTCCGTAGGTCTCTCTTCAGAGATTTCAGGAAAGATAAGTGGTCCATAATACCACGATGAGGGTCTCTCAGCGAGGAAATCGTCCTGTGCTCGCTGTATCGGGGTTTCTTCCATGGTTTTCTTCTCAAAAACTTTGCTCCTAAACCAGTTGGTTAAGTTAGAGCTCAAATCCTGCAAACGTATCTTCACTAACATCTTGTTTGATCCCTCCTACAACGTAAGACTCAATCTCAGTTTCCTGAGGAGCATTCTGCTGACCTTTGCTATTTAGCCAGTGATTTGTCCACGGTAACGGATTGTTCTTAGCAGAGATATCAAACTCTGGTTTAAGACCTATGGACTTCATTCTACGATTAGCAATCCACTCTATGTACTGACATAATAGTCTGTCATTGAGTCCAATCATAGATCCTTTTTCGAAAAGGTATCTTGCCCAATCTTTTTCTTCATCAACTGCATTGAGGAACATCTGTCTTACATTTTCCTCTTCTTCTCTTGCTATCTCAATCATCTCAGGGTCATCACCCTTCTTCCACTTGTGGATTATCTTTTGAGTAAGGATAAGATGCTGACTTTCGTCTCGTGCGATGAGAGAGATAATCTTAGCGGATCCCTCCATAAGTTTGAGTTCACCAAACGCAAAACTGCAAGCGAACGAGACGTAGAATCTAATACCTTCGAGAATGTTAACATTGATTACTGCTCTGTAAAGTCTCCTTTTAATGTCATGTAGAGTCCATGTTGCTGTGGGGGATTGTTTGTATCCATCCTTCCACATGTTACCAACTGCCCATTCTTGTGCTGTGTCGATGAAATCATCGTAAGCTCTGGTAACAGACTGTGCTCTTGTTATTATCTTAGCGTCATCCAACGTTGTGTCAAGCACTTCGCTTGGATCAGCGTAAACATTTTTAATAATATGGGTATAAGATCTGGAGTGTATCCCCTCCATGAATTCCCATACACTCATGCATCCCTCCAACTCAGGTAGAGAACAGTATGGTTTAAATGCCATGCCTGGTCCTCTTCCCTGCACAGAGTCAAGAAGGATCTGATACTTGAGGTTACTTGTATATATGTGTTTCTGTTGTTCGTTTAATGTTTTGTAATCTGCTCTGTCTTTCTGTAGTGAAACCTCTTCTGGTCTCCAGAAATATCCTAACTGTGATTGAGTTAGTCTATCAAAATCAGGATACTTAAACTCAATATACTGTTGCATACCTAGTGGTGCTCCGAAGAACATAGGTTGCTTGGTGGTATCTACCTTACTCGAATTAAAGACAGTAGTACCCACCTAATTACCCCCAACGAATCCGAATGCCACCTTCCAGAGACCTTTAATGGATGTCAGTAAAGGATACTTATCTTGTGACTTGATCTCGTCAAACAAATACATGTTCAGTCTGAAGGCATAGTTCGCTTCAGATATAATAGCATTCTTTTGCTGTTCGTCAAGTGGTAAGGCATCTAGATCAGCACGATACTTGGTCTTAAACTCCTTAGCATCTGATATCCTAGGAAAATCATAGAAGTGTAAACCCTCACCCCTAGGTGGTTGTAATGCCTTCTCTGCAATTTTTCTAAGGATCTGTCCTCCTGATAGATCACCTATGTACCTAGTGTAATGGTGTGCTATAAGAAGATACGGATCGTTATCTGCTATCTCATTAAGTCTATGAACATATGTTTTACATGCTTCAGACTCACCTTTATATACAGCTTCCCTCCACATAGGACCATAATAGTATCTAAGATCCCTCTCAAGGAATGCAGTACGGTTCAGTCTCACTGCATATTTACAAAGACTAGACGCAAGAGGATCTTTAGTCTGTAATATCTTATCTTCCATTGTACTGTAGACATAATAGAAGTTAGTTAACAACTTCTTATACTCCTCTTCATCTACAACACCTCTTAGAAATGCACCAACGAACTTGGTGTTCTCTGCTGCTGAGTGGGACTTAGAAGTCCCCTCTTTTAAATCTGCACTAAACATTACATGCCTCACATTCTGACTCATCTGCAGTCAGTAATTCATCAACTAAGTTATTTAGATACATGCCTTCATTGTCCTCATGTGGTTGTTCATCTTTCCATCCTATAGAATGTGCAGGTTCATCAACATCTTTCTTAGCATCATATGTATTCTGATAATAAGATGTCTTCCACCCTAGTTTGTAGGTAGTGAGTAAGTCACTTGCCATCTGTGATATAGGTACTTCATTATCTGGATAGTTCTCTGGATTGTATGCCCAGTTACCACTAATTGCTTGGTCAAAGAACTTCTGCATCACTGCTACTACATTTATATAACCTTCGTTGCTCTCCATATCCCAGAGTAACGTATAGTTATTCTTTAGGGTATTATACGATGGAACAATCTGCTTAAGTGGTCCTTTCTTTGATTTCTTAATGGACAAGTAGTCTCTAGGTGGTTCGATTCCATTGGTTGCATTTGACACAACGGAACTGCTCTCCGAAGGCAT